TTATGGTGAAAGCGAGATATTCCCAAAGCAGATCAAGTTGCATCTTGATCGTGGGGATGTGGGGAACTTTTTAAATCTTCCGTACTACAATCGGGAAGACGGATTACGTTACGCATTCTTAGACGATGGCACATCTGCTACGCTAGAAGAATTCATTGGGCTGTACGACACCTATGTACAGACTCCGGAAGAGATCAAAAAGTTACAGGTGATCGAGGCCCACGAGACAGACCTCTTGGCCGACGGACCACCGTGTTTGCAGATTCTTACCAAGAAAAAGATTTCTGAGGGCGGAAGGAACAACGGCCTGTTTAATCTTGGCGTGTATTTAAGAAAAGCCTACCCAGATTCATGGGAAGCTGAGATACTAAATTACAACAGTAATTACCTCAGTCCTCCCCTACCTCTTGGGGAGGTGAACATAGTAGCTAAACAATTAAACAGAAAAGAATATGCGTATAAATGTTCCGATGCTCCTATTAACGCTCATTGCAACAAGGATATGTGTCGCACCAGAAAGCATGGGATTGGCGCGGCAGTTGCTGGAGCCAGTATTGCAAACTTACGCAAATACAACTCCACCCCACCCGTATGGTTTATGGATGTTAATGGAGAGCCGTTAGAACTTGACACCGACGGTCTGATGAATCAGACCACGTTTCAGAAAGCGTGTATGGAGCAATTGAACTTCATGCCGCGCTCGATGAAGAAACAAAACTGGGAAAGCCGGATAAGCACCTTGCTTACCGAGATGAAAGACAACGAGAACGCGATCATTGAGGTAGCTCAAGACGCTAGTGTCAGCGGTCAGTTCTACGATTATCTTGAGGAGTTTTGTAGCCACCTACAGCAGGCGCAGGACAAAGAAGAGATACTGCTCCGTCGTCCGTGGACCGACGAGGATCACAGCATAACCTTCTTTAGACTCAAAGACTTTGAAGCGTTCCTTAGGAAGAACAAGTTTTTTGAATATAAATCGCATAAAATCGCGCAACGTTTGCGTGATATCAACGGAGACAGCACGGTACTAAAAATCAAGGGCAGAGCAGTCAGGGTCTGGCAGATACCTAGTTTTGAATCGGCAGATGTAGATTTAAAAACCCCTAAATTTAAAGGTAAGGAGTCACCGTTTTGATTGATTACGCAGACAGAGCTAGAACCATGTACACCATGCACGTCAAGGAACATCGGACCTTGACCGCGATTGGTAAAAAATTCGGACTATCTAAGGAACGAGTGAGACAGATCGTTTCTAAATACCGCGAGGAAAAAACAGATGTATCGGATATTCGGACCGCCCGGCACGGGGAAGACAACAACGCTACTAAACATGGTGGACAAAGCTCTTGAGAACAACGTCCCACCTAACCAGATAGCGTTCCTTGCGTTTACCAGAAAAGCGGCGAATGAAGCACGAGAACGTGCCGCCGAAAGATTTGGTCTCGATCCGAAGAAGGACCTTATTTACTTTCGTACTTTGCATAGCCTTGCTTTGATGCAGACTGCAATCCGCACGGAAAGTATTATGACGGACCAGCACTACAAGGAATTGAGTAGCGCGATAGGGGTCACGCTCCACGGAACAAGAAAGAGTGGTTCCGAAGATGATCTGATGGAATCCGTTAGCGCGAGCGATCCGATACTCGGACTTATAAACTTAGCGCGACTACGCAAGGTTTCTTTGCAGGAACAATACAACCATAGCAACATTGCTTACGACTGGGTGACCGTTAAGTATGTAGCTAAGTGCTTGAAAGAATTTAAAGATGATTTGGGGTTATACGACTTTACTGATATGCTCCAAGCTTTTATAGACGATAGCGATAAGGTTTGCCCACACTTCAAACTTACCTTCTTAGACGAAGCGCAAGACTTGTCCCCACTTCAGTGGGACATTGCACATATTCTCGATGAGCATTCCGACAGAATGTATTGTGCGGGAGACGATGACCAAGCTATCTATCGATGGGCCGGTGCCGACGTGGATCATTTTATAAACATCAACGGCGCATCAGAGACCTTAGAGCAATCTTATCGTGTACCACAATCGGTACACCATCTTGCCGAGAACGTAGCAAACCGCATTCACCATCGATTCCCGAAGCGATACTTACCACGAGAAGAAGTCGGCAAGGTAGAACGTGTCTCGACCATTGATTCAATCGACATGTCACAGGGGGATTGGCTGATCCTCGCGCAGGCCGGATACCAACTACAGCCCGTGGCCCACGACCTTAAATCCAACGGATACTTATTCAACTACCGCGGCCATCGGTCCATTAGCGAAAAGATGTCAGACGCAGTAAACGGTTGGGAACAACTTAGAAAAGGCAGAGAGATTTCGGGAGAGGTTGCACGAAAGATTTATAGCTACATGTCAGTCGGTAATCGCATCCAACGTGGATTTAAAAAGTTACCGGCGCTCGAAGACATGGACTTAGTAAAGTTTGATGAGCTTGTGAATGATCACGGCTTGTTAGCTACGAAAGAAATGAAGTGGCATGAGGCGATGGATAAACTGCCCGAGACGGATCGAGCGTATATAATCGCGCTCTTGCGCCGTGGAGAAAAGTTCAATGGCATTCCCCGCATCACAGCATCCACGATCCACGGATCAAAAGGTGGAGAAGCGGATAACGTTGTACTGTTCACGGACCTTAGCCCTGCCGCAGATATGGATATGAGAATTCATCCTGATGATATTCATCGGGTGTTTTATGTTGGTGTTACAAGAACAAAACAAAATCTATACATCGTCGAACCTGACGACATTTCGAGAGGATACGATTTATGAATTGTTGGCACTGCAATACCGAACTTATCTGGGGTGGGGATCATGACATTGAGGAAGAGAGCGATTTCTTTCTGATTGTCACAAATCTAAGTTGTCCTAATTGTGGCTCACATGTGGACGTGTATTTACCAAAATGGGACAAGGAAGAAGACGATGGCGGGAAACTTACAAATGGTGATGTTCGCTCCGAAGAGTGAATGGATTCCACCAACAGAATTACCTGATCTTACAACAGCTAGTAAGATCGCAATTGACGTAGAAACAAGAGACCCTGATATTAAAACGAATGGCCCAGGATGGGCTACGGGGAACGGGGAAGTTGTAGGCTACGCAATCGCAGTAGATGGTTGGTCTGGATACATACCAGTACGTCACCACGGGGGTGGTAACTTAGATGAGAAGGTAGTCAACAAGTGGCTCAAGAAAGTATTCGAGTGTCCTGCTGACAAGATCATGCACAACGCGCAGTACGATGCGGGTTGGATTAAACGTATGGGTTTTGATCTAAAAGGTCGCATCATCGATACGATGGTGATCGCATCTTTATTAGATGAGAATCGATACAGCTACTCGTTAAACTCTTTGTCTTACGATTTACTCGGTAAGACTAAATCAGAGAAGGGGCTCGTCGAAGCGGCTAGGGAGTTCGGCATCGATCCAAAAGCGGATATGTGGAAGATGCCCGCAATGTATGTCGGACCTTACGCCGAGGGAGACGCTGAACTCGCTCTCGACTTGTGGAATTACTTCAGCATTCAGCTTACCAAAGAGGACTTGTGGCCTATTGCTAATCTCGAACTGGAGCTCCTCCCATGCCTTGTCGATATGACTTGGCGCGGTGTCCGCGTTGATCAGGACAGGGTGGAGAAAACTAGGGATGCACTTCTCAAGCGGGAACGGGAGGTCATGAAAGAGATTAAGAAAGTCGCAGGCTCTGATGTTGAAATCTGGGCCGCGCAATCTCTTGCTAAGGCGTTCGACAAGGTCGGACTCCAGTATCCAAAGACTGAGAAGGGCGCACCGAGCTTCACTAAACTCTTCCTCCAAGAACACACTCACAGCCTCGCGCAACTCATCGTTCAGGCTAGGAATCTTAATAAGACATCCGGCACTTTCATCAACAGCATCATGAAGTATTGCCACGCTGATGGCAGAATACACGGTCATATTAATCAGGTCCGTTCAGATGATGGGGGCACGGTCTCGGGCAGACTTAGCATGACGAATCCGAATCTTCAGCAGATTCCGGCTCGTGATCCGGAACTCGGTCCGATGATTCGATCCTTGTTTTTGCCTGAAGAAGGCGAGCAATGGGCCGCGATTGACTTCTCTCAGCAGGAGCCTCGCATTCTTGTACATTACGCTCACGTTTATGGTGAGAGTCGGAATATCCCATTAGAAGGCGCGGCGGAGTTTGTTGAAGCATACAATGCTGATCCAAATACGGATTTCCATACCATGGTTGCGGAAATGGCAAAGATACCACGGAAACAGGCCAAGGTGATAAATCTGGGCATGATGTACGGCATGGGAGTGAACAAGCTATCTGAACAACTAGACATCTCTGTGGACGAGGCCAAGTCGATCATCAATCAGTATCACACCCGTGTACCGTTCGTGAAGGGCCTCATGACTGGGGTTATGAACCGCTTAAATGACAAAGCTTCCGGCGGCTCGATCCGCTCGATCCTCGGCCGCAAATGCCGATTCGATCTGTGGGAACCAGATACCTTTGCGATGAACAAGGCCATGCCTTACAAGGACGCAATCCAAGAG